CCCCCATTTGAATAATTATGACAATTCCTGTAATTAACGCCATCATAAATTTCTCGACTGGAGCTGGCTTCGCCTCTCCAATGATTTTAGATTCAGGCGTTCTAGGTGTAAATGCTCTGGCTGACAGCACAGCAGTCACAGTCGATGTCTCAAATTTAGTTGATTCAATTAGAACCAATAGAGGCCGCACAGCTCTTTCAGACATATTCCAGACTGGCACAATGAGCCTTCGGATCATCGATCAGAATGGCGACTTTAATCCGATGAACCCATCATCGCCTTACTATGAACTTTTAACGCCAATGCGTAAGGTAACTATCACTGCTAGTTACGAGGGAACTACTTACCCAATCTTTGCAGGTTACATAACCTCATATAACACCACCACCCCTAAAGATGTGGGTGAAATTGTTTACACTACTGTTCAAGCAGTGGACGGCTTTAGACTATTCCAGAATGCACAGATAACAACAGTAGCAACAACTCCAGCAGGTCAAACTACTGGCACTCGTATTGGCAAGATCCTTGATGCAATCGGCTGGCCTACTGGCATGCGCGACATTGATGCTGGGCAAACCACAGTTCAAGCAGACCCTGGCACTCTTAGAACTTCCCTTGCTGCAATGCAGCTAATCACCAGCACTGAATTTGGTTCACTGTATATGGACGGATTCGGAAATGTTGTTTTCCAAGACCGCCAACTTACTTCTACCAGCGTGGCTGGCACTCCAGTGGTTTTCAATGACGATGGCACTGGGATCTCATATAACAATGCTTTATGGAAATTAGACGATACTTTGGTATTTAACAAGGCTAGCGTTACTCGTACTGGTGGCACACCTCAGGTGGCTAGCAACCAAGCTTCGATCGATAAGTATTTCTTGCACTCATTTCAAGAGCAGAACCTGCTTATGGAAACAGATGCAGAAGCCCTGAACAATGCCCAAGCCTTTGTTGCTTCTCGCCAAGAAACCTCGATCCGCTGCGATGCAGTTACCTTAGATCTATACACTGATAACTACGATGCTGGCATTACTGCCGCCCTAGATCTTGACTTCTTTGATCCAATCACAATAACAACAACTCAACCGGGCTCATCAACCCTAACCAAGACTTTGCAGGTATTTGGCGTGTCACATGACATCAAACCAAGTAACTGGAAAACCACATTAACCACCCTAGAACCCATCATCGAATCGTTCATTATTGGAACAGATTATGGGATACTAGGCACTAACACACTTTCTTACTAAGGAGAACAAATGGCCACAGGATTCCCAGCAGCAACTGGTGATGTGATGACAGCTGCAATGTTCAATGGACTTGTGGCATTCACTCTCAACGCCCAAACAGGCACAACTTACACTTCAGTGCTAAATGACAGTTATCAAACTTTGGTGACGATGTCTAATGCATCGGCTAACACTTTTAAGATCCCTACCAATGCTTCAGTGGCGCACCCAGTTGGCACAGTTATTACAGTCATGAACATCGGTGCTGGTAACTGCACAATTTCAGCTGTGACTAGCGGAACCACGACAGTTCTTTCAGCAGGTGCAACTGCGGCTGCACCAGTATTAGGGCAATATAAATCCGCAGCTTGTATTAAAACTGGCACAGATGCTTGGTATGTTGTAGGTGCGATTAGCTAATGTTAAACACAGTTGTAGGAGTATTAAGTCCAAACATAGCAAAATCGGTGGTAACTGGTGGAACGCTATTTAGTGATGCCACTTATTACTATCGTGTATTCACTGCTTCTAGCAATTTAGGAATTACAAACAACCCTTTAACTTGTGATTATCTAGTAATTGCTGGCGGCGGTGGTGGCGGAACGTTAGGCGGCGCAGGTGGCGGATCTGGTGGTCTAAGATCAACAGTAACTGCAACTGGTGGCGGCGGTTCCTTAGAATCTGCTTTGACCTTAGCAATTAACACTTATTCATTAACTATTGGTGCTGGTGGCGCAGGTGGCGTTGGTGGTACAAACAGAATTGGTACAAATGGCTCTAACTCAATTCTTTCAACCATTACTTCTACTGGTGGCGGCGGTGGTGGTGCTGGTGGTGGTGGTGGTGCAACTGGTGGTGCAGGTGGTGGTGCTGGTCGCGCCTCAGGTTTAACTGGTGCAAGCGGTACTGCTAATCAAGGTTATGCAGGTGGCAATAATGCTGGTACTAATTTTACTAATAACTCAGCTGGTGGCGGCGGCGCAGGAGCAGTAGGCGGCAATAACAGTTCTACCAACGCAGGATCGGGTGGTGCTGGTGTTTCCATATCTGCATTATCTACTGCTACATCTACGGGTGTTGCAACCTATTACGCAGGTGGCGGTGGCGGTGGTGTTTTAGATACTTTCATAGCTGGCACAGGTGGTTTAGGCGGCGGCGGGGCTGGTGGTACAGGAAGCGCAAACAGTAATGGCAACCCCGGAACTACTAACACAGGTAGCGGTGGTGGTGGTTCCTCTGTATTAACTGGCAGCACATCACCTTCGGGCGGTGCTGGTGGATCAGGTTTAATCATCGTTCGCTATTTAAGATCGGCGGTTGAGTAATGAGTCATTGGGCAGAAGTTGATGAAACTGGTTTAGTGCTACGCGTTTTAGTTGGCGACAACAATCAGCCAGACGAAGGGCAAGCCTTTATGGAATCACTTGGCGGCACTTGGGTAAAAACGAGTTATAATGGCAATATTCGTAAAAATTATGCTGGCATTGGTTATACCTACGATGCGGTACGCGATGCTTTTATACCACCTAAGTGCCATAAAGAAGCAACTTTGAATTCAGATAATTGTCGATGGGAGTGTTCAAATAATGACCACCAAGCCCCGATTATCTAAATGTGCGATTCAGTTAAGAGAACAGATTGACGACACCTTCGGAGATCGAGATCGAACTTCTGATGGTTGGATCGGCGATACTCGACACAGCGCGCGCCCTTCAGATCACAATCCTGATGCTAACGGCTGGGTACGTGCCATTGATGTCGATCGAGATCTTGCAGGCAAAGCTAAACCTGACCTCATGCCAGATCTTGCGGATCAGATACGTGTCTTTGCAAAGTCTGATAAGTCAAAACGCATCTCATACATCATCTTCGATGGCAAGATCGCAAGCCCAATCCTTAAATGGAAATGGCGCAAATACACAGGCATTAACAAACACACGCAACACTGCCATATCTCGTTTACGAAAGCGGCTGACCTTAATAATGACTTTCTTCAAATACCTATGATCGGGGGATCACAATGAAAGATCTACAAAACGCGTTAGGCTCATGGGGCAGAGCATTCTTAGTAGCAGTTATCTCAATGTACGCAGCTGGTGTTACTGAGCCTAAGGCTTTGATTGCCGCTGGCGTTGCATCGATCATTCCACCAGTATTGCGATACTTGGATCCTAAAGATGAACTCGGAAGAAAATGACACAGGGCGAGTTCTTTCAGCTCTATATTGCTACGCTTGTGACAGTGGGTGGATTAGCTGGTTATGTGATCACGCACTTACTCAGCGAGATCAAGCGACTCAACACACGAGTCGATGAGATTTACAACATACTTCTAGAACGCTAAAATAAGTCATGGCCGCGCGCAAAGCAAAAGCAATAGAGGATCAAGGCTACACGCCTTTAGAAGCCTATTGCATTGGCTTAAACGAATACTATAAGGCTTTGCGTAAGGCTGGCTTTCCAGTCGATATCTGTCTGTCAATGATCATGGATCCATTCTCATATCCTGAGTGGATTCTGCCTAAACGCATCAACGATAACCCGAGCAATATGCCGGACTTTTATCCAGACGATGATGAGGATTAATGAAAAGAACCATCGTAATTCCAGACTTACAAGTCCCATATCACGATGAAGTAGCAGTTAAAAATGTCGCCTCGTTTATTAAAGTATTTCGGCCAGATGCTGTCGTTACTCTCGGAGATGAAATCGATCTCCCACAAATCAGCCGATGGACAGAAAACAAGCCAGGCTGGTACGAACAAACCTTAGCTAGTGATCGCGACATGACAGTCGATGTCCTTTGGGAATTGACGCAGCATGCTAAAGAAGCTCACATGATCAGGTCAAATCAC